CGTGATGCCTTCGTGGTTGACGGTGAGTACGCATCCATCGACTACCTGCGCCCAATGCAGACGGTTGACATGGCCAAGACCGGCGATGCTGACAAAAAGCTGATGCTGTGCGAGTGGGCTTTGCGCATCCACACCGAAGTTGCCCATGGCGGTGCCTTCGACCTGACCACCTCTTAATCTGAGGTAATCAACTAAGGGGCTGGGCTAATAACCTAGCCCCTTTTTTTACATGATCGACACAAGAATTCTTTCTCAGAACAAGGGTGCCGGTATCACCCAGCTTTGGCACGAGCACACCGATGGCAGTGTGACGATTGAGACCAAGCAGGACATCACCGACATCATTGAAAACAACAAGGCCACGTACAACAATGTTGACGGCAAAGCCAACTGGAAGGGCGAGATGCACAAGGTCGGCAGCATCCCCATGAGCATCTACCATGACCTGCAAAAGCAGGGCATCTTGCAAGACCCGAAAAGGCTCAAGGCTTGGCTCAATGACAGTGCGAACCAGGTGTTCCGAACACGGCCTGGGAAGGTATGATTGAGCTATGGCAATCACCACATACACTGAACTGAAATCTGCTGTCGCTGATTGGCTGAATCGGTCAGATTTATCGTCTGCGATTGCCAACTTTATTGCCCTGTCTGAGACCCAGACCGAACGCAATCTAAGGGTCCGCCAGATGCTGACCCGATCAAACGCTTCGATTGACACGAAGTTCAGCACGGTTCCGGCTGACTTTTTGCAGGCCCGAACGTTCAAGCTGACCAGTACCTCGCCGATCCAGCCACTGGAGTTTGCGACTGATGACCAGATGGATGACTTGGATGCGGCGGACACGGCCCCGAGCCGGCCACTGTATTACAGTGTTGTCGGGAACCAGCTTCGCGTTCACCCGATTCCGGACTCAACTTATACGGCAGAGATGTCGTATTTCGCCAAGATCCCGCGTCTGTCTGACTCCATCTCGACCAACTGGTTGCTGACGATGGCACCCGACATCTACCTGTACGGCGCACTGATCCAGTCGGCTCCGTACCTAAAGGACGATGAACGGATCAATGTCTGGACCACACTGTACGCAGCAGGATTGGATGCCCTTCGGGTGGCCGATCAGGGTGCCACCTCAAGCCGTGGTGTTCTGAAATCTAAAGTAAAACCATTTGGAGTGCGTTAATGTCATCATTTACAAATTACACGGAAAACCTGCTGCTGACGTACCTGCTGACGGCGGGCAGCGTGACCCGACCCACGGCTTGGTACGTGGGCCTGTTCACATCGGCACCAAGCGATGCTGGCGGCGGCACCGAGGTCTCTGGCAGCGGTTACACCCGCATGTCCACCGGCACGATGACGGTCTCCGGCACGGCCACGAGCGCCGTGAATGCTGCCGCGATTGAGTTCCCAGCGGCCAGCGGTGGCAACTGGGGTGCGATAACGCACGCTGCAATCTTGGACGCCTCGACCAGCGGCACGATGCTGGCTTGGGCACCGCTGACTGTTGGCCGCACGATCAATGACGGCGATGTCTTCCGGTTCCCAGCTTCTTCTTTGACCGTCACCCTGACCTGAGATGGCGGCATACGGCTCGGGTAACTACAGCGAGGGCAGCTACGGTTCGCAGTTGTCTGGGTATGGCCTTGGCTCGTATGGCGCTGGCAACTACTCCTACGGCGAAAGCCTCGGGGCTGCTGCCTTCCTTGGTGCCAGTTCGATGTCGGCGGCGGGTGTCCGTGCCGTCAACGACTCGGCGCTGATTGTTGATAACTCAACGATCACCGCTGCCGGTGAGGTTGTAAAGGTCGGGGTCGCGGCGGTTGTCAGCAGTTCTTCGATGGCCGCCTCGGGCTCGATCAGCCTGATCGACTCGGTTGCATTCTTGGCTGCATCGTCAATGGCCCCGTCTGGTCAGAAGATCGTTTTCTCTGGTTTCACTGTAAATTCCGAGGGCACCATGTACGCATTCGGTACGTATAAATGGAATAATCAAGGGGACACGCCAGAGACTTGGACGGGGATTTCGGACACCGCAGAGACCTGGACGCCAGCAGCGAATCGCTGATTTGGCTGAACTTTTGGAAATTGTTTAAGGACGGCATGGCAAACACTGAACTTTTGACAATTCCTCGGTTAAAGGAAGTGTTAAATTACGATCCAGAGTCTGGAGTGTTTACATGGGCGAAAAACAGAACTCGAGCGTCAAAAGGGAAAATTGCTGGCGGCGTTGATGGGCACGGATATTTGATAGTTTGCATTGATGGTGTCCGTCACAGTGCGCACCGATTGGCGTGGCTTTATGTTTATGGATATTTACCAGAAGAAATTGACCATCAAAATCATGTAAGAAGCGACAATAGAATTATTAATTTGAGAGCAACTGACAGATCTGGGAACGGGAAAAATACTTCAAAGCCATTGAACAACAAGTCCGGAGTTGTTGGTGTTTCTTGGACCCAAAGACTTGGAAAAAGAAACAGCAAATGGGAAGTTAGAGCTTGTGGCAAATTTATAGGATATTTTGATGATTTTTTTGAAGCTGTTTGCAAACGCAAATCAATTCAAATGAAATTAAACTTTCACCCAAATCACGGAACTTGACGGAGATTTAATATGGCAGATTCAACTACCCCCAACCTGGGCCTCACGAAGCCCGAGGTTGGCGCATCTACAGACACATGGGGCACGAAGATCAACACCGATCTGGACACGGTTGACGCGCTGTTTGATGCGGGTCCGGTGCTCAAGGTCACCAAGGGTGGTACGGGTGCCGCAACGGCTGGTGATGCCCGCACGGCGCTGGGTCTGGCGATTGGCACGAACGTGCTGGCGTTTGACACGAACCTCCAAGCGTTCGTTACAGCGTTCACGCTGCCAACTGCCGATGGCACGGCCAACTACGTTTTAAAGACTGATGGCGCTGGAACCCTTGGGTTCGCAGCGTCCGCGTCTGGCGATGTGACCCTGACGGGTACGCAGACCCTGACCAACAAGACCATCGAGGCTGGCGTCTTCACCAACGGCTACACCGAAGAAGTCGCCACGGCAAACACCAGCACGGCGTACACCATCGACTTGGCTGGCGGCTCTGTGCAGGTCTTGACGCTGACCGGCAACTGCACATTCACATTCCCCACGGCCACGGCTGGCAAGGGTCTGACGATCTTGCTGAAGCAGGACGGCACGGGCTCACGCACGGTGACATGGCCCGCATCTGTGAAGTGGCCCGCTGGCACTGCGCCAACGATCACGGCAACGGCAAGCCAACTGGACCGCTATACGTTCGTGGCTGACGGCTCAAATTGGTACGGGTCAAATGCCGGCCAAAACTACACCGTCTAAGGAGCGTTATGTTTTCAAGTAACGCTTCTCAAGTTTCAAACGATGTGAATTACATCGAAGACGTATTCTCCACCTACCTGTACACAGGCAATAACGCAGCACAAACCATCACCAACGGCATTGATCTGGCTGGTAAGGGTGGGTTGGTTTGGGAAAAAGACCGAAACAATGCCAATGGGCATCATCTTTGGGACACTGCGCGGGGTGCTTTTTATTTAGCCTCTCAGTCAACAAGCGCACAAGCTGCTTCAAGTGGATTTACTTTTAATAGCGATGGTTTTACTATTCCGTTACCGTTTGGTAACGTAGACACTCACGCCTCATGGACCTTCCGCAAGCAGCCGAAGTTCTTTGATGTTGTGACTTATACGGGGGATGGAGTTGACCCAAGAAACATTGCACATAATCTTGGCTCTGTTCCGGGCAGCATGATTATCAAATGCACAAGCACAGGAGCAACAGGTTGGTTTGTTTATCACCGTTCGTTAGGTAACACTCAGTCACTTACTTTAAATGAAACATCAGCGGCAGAAACAGGAACTGCTATATGGGGTTCAACAACTCCAACAAGCACAGTGTTCACTGTTGGTAACATCAACGCCAATACAAATGGCCGCACCTACGTAGCCTACCTCTTCGCCCATGACGCAGGAGGCTTCGGCCTGTCTGGGAATGAGAATGTGGTGAGTTGTGGGAGCTTTACGGGTAACTCTACTGTTACTTTGGGGTGGGAGCCACAGCTTGTAATGTACAAAGCTACCAATACAGCTTCTGATTGGTATATGTTTGACACGATGCGGAAAATGACAACGCAAAGCACCACTTGTGCGAACATATTGCGTGCAAACACAACGGGCGCAGAGTCTGGTTCCGGAGATTGGGCTAGTGTTACTGCTACGGGGTTCATAAACACGCCGCCAGAAGGTGCTCAGAATTACATCTACATCGCAATCCGCCGTGGCCCGATGAAAGTGCCTACGGATGGGACTACGGTGTTTGCGCCTGTGTTGTCTTCGGCAACAGCGTCTGTCCTGACATCCAACTTTCCCGTTGACATGGCAATTGCTGGAACACGGAGCCCCGATGGGTATGAAAAAGGTATTTCTGACCGCTTGCGTGGATTTGCTACTACATCAGGCGGCACTACACCTTGGTTGGTAACGCAAACAACACAAGCAGAGAATGCATATTCAACATACTACAACGGAACGAACACAAGTATCCAAACTGGTGCTTATTTAGGCTCTTCGTCACTGGCAAACTATTTGTTCCGCCGCGCCCCCAGCTTCTTTGATGAGGTTTGCTGGACAGGAAACAACGGGTCAAATCAACGTGTAAGTCACAACTTGGGCGCTGTGCCAGAACTTATCATCTACAAAGGCCGCAACAAGGTTAATTACTGGCGGGTGTATTACGGCAATATCAATAAATATATTGCACTTAATTTATCAAATGCTGAATTTTCTGGCTCAAACCTTTGGGGTTCTTCTGCTCCGACTACAACCGACTTTGGCATTAACTGTAGTTCTATGGACTTGGACAACTTCAACGCTGTCGCCTACCTATTTGCCACCTGCGCCGGTGTTTCCAAAGTAGGCAGCTACACAGGCACTGGGACAAGTCAGGTAATTAACTGTGGGTTCACTGCTGGTGCAAGGTTCGTCCTCATCAAGCGCACTGACAGCACGGGTGACTGGTATGTCTGGGACTCAGCCCGTGGCATTGTGTCGGGTAATGACCCATATTTGCTTTTGAACACCACATCAGCAGAGGTCACTGGCACAGACTACATCGACCCATCCAGTGCAGGTTTTGAAATCAGTAGTACAGCGCCAGCAGCAATCAATGCCAGCGGTGGTAGCTTCATCTTCTTGGCAGTGGCTTAAAAGGAAATATTATGAACATCAGAATGACATCAGGTGAAGTTGTATCGGAGCAGGGCTTTCGCGCCTTGTTCCCAAACACATCAATGCCCCAGCAACTCAGCGAAGCCATCATCAACGAGTTTGGTGGCAGCGTAGTCTTTGAAGGCCCACAGGCCACAGGCGGCACTGTCTACCAGACCTCCGTCTACGGTGGCATTGAGCAGGTCAACGGTAAGTGGTTCACCAAGTACAACCTTGGCCCAGCCTTCTTCGACACCGAAGACGCAAACAAGGTTGTCACCACAGCTGCTGAGAACGAGGCAGCTTACAAGGCCGCTAAGGATGCTGAGCAGGCTAAGTCTGTACGGGCCTCCCGTGACGGCAAGCTGGCTGAGAGCGATTGGCGCGTCATCAAGGCCGTTGAAATGTCCACAGCCCTGCCAGCGGAGTGGGCTACATACCGGCAAGCCTTGCGCGATGTGACGGCACAGGCTGGCTTCCCTTGGACAATCACATGGCCTGATGCCCCATGAGTGGGCATGATGTGACCCACCGAGAAATCTACGATAGGCTGGTGGCTGTTGGGATGAAGGCGGACGGGTTGACTGAAAGCACCAAGAATTTGACGGCAGCCTGTGTCGCTGCACAGGTGGCGTTGCATGT